TACAAACACACTTATTCATCCAGTCAAGTTGCGTTCTCTGGTCTGGCATAATCCTATTGCAACTGAAGGTCATCTTAAAATCTATAAGAAACCTGAACCGGGCAGAACTTATTGCATGACGGTGGATGTGGCCGAAGGTCAGGGTCTAGACTATTCAACTTTCTCTATCATCGATGTGACGGAAATACCTTATCGACAGGTGGCTATATTCCGAGACAATAAGATATCACCTATGTTATTTCCAACCAAGATAGTTCAAGTTGCTAAAGCATATAACGAGGCTTTTATATTGGTGGAAATTAATTCTATCGGTCTGCAAGTTTCAGATATTATTCATAATGACTTTGCATATGATAACCTAATCAAGATTGAAACCAAAGGTAAGCAGGGACAAACACAATCACCTGGTTTCAAGAAGAAAATTGCTTTTGGTCTAAAAACGTCAAAGCAGACGAAGATGATAGGTTGTACCAATCTCAAAACTTTGGTTGAGAGCGACAAGCTTCTCATAAATGACGAACAGACTATTATGGAATTGACTACCTTCTCGGCCGACAAACAAACATTTAAGGCCGAAGAAGGCAATAATGACGATTTGGCTATGACGCTGGTTCATTTTGGCTGGCTGACAGGTCAAAGATACTTTAAGGAAAATATCCAGAACGACATTAGACAAGCCCTCCAAAAAGAGTTATTTGACGTTATGGATCAAGATATGGTACCTTTTGGTATTATAGATAATGGAATAGATAATCCAAACGAAAAAGATGCTTCTGGTGATCTTTGGATTGAAGATCGTGGTAGGACATATCCTTTTGACGATCTAAACTGGTCTAATAAGCTATAAATACTCGTTTTTCTAAATAATGTAAAGAATGAATTATAATTCTTGTAAAGGAGAAACAATATGCCATTTCAATTGTCACCAGGCGTAAATGTATCTGAAATTGACTTAACAACTATTGTCCCAGCCGTAGGCACAACCGAAGGCGCTTTCGTAGGTAACTTTATCTGGGGACCACTAGAAGAAATCCGCACGATTTCTTCCGAAGTTGAGTTGGTAGATACTTTTGGTAAGCCAAATAACAATAACTTCACTGAATTTTTTACAGCAGCCAACTTCTTAGCTTATGCTCGTAACCTTAAGATTGTTCGTGCAGCAAGCACATCTCAAGCTAAGAATGCTTCTATTGGTAACGGTATTTTAATTAAAAATACCGATGATTACACAACTAACTATATCGATATGGAAGCAGCTAACTCTGCTGGTATGTTTGCAGCTAGATATGCTGGTGACATAGGAAACAGCTTAAAAGTTTCTATGTATGCAGACACAGCATACAAGTCACGCTCTGCATGGAACGTAGCAGCTTGGACGTATGCTGAACAGTTTGATAGTGCGCCAAATACTTCCACATATGCTGCCTCTGTTGGCGGTACAGGAGATGAACTTCACTTAATCGTTATCGATGAAGATGGTAAATTTACAGGTGTGGCAAATACAATTCTTGAAAAGTTTGCATTTGTATCAAAAGCATCAGATGCTATTACATCTGAAGGTTCTTCAAACTATTATGTTAATGTAATTAATGATCGTTCAAAATATGTTTATATAATTAATCACGCACAAGATCCTTCATCTAATGCGACAGATTCCGTAAACTGGGGAAGTTCTGCTGTAGGCACTACATTCTCACAGGGCGCATCTTCATATACAGTATCACTTTCAGGCGGTACAATTGGTACAGTAAGCGATAGTGATCTTATTGCAGGTTATGATCGTTTCTCAAACGCAGAAGAAGTTGATATTTCTCTAGTTATCACAGGCGGTGCCAGCGCAAATGTTGCTAGATATTGCATCGACAATCTTGCCGAATATCGTAAAGATTGTATTGTATTCTGTTCACCAGACAGAGCAAATGGTGTAAGCAATTCATCAGTTACAGCAACGGCTGAAAAAGTAATAAACTATAGAAATAATGCTTTAAATCGTTCAACATCTTATGCTGTAATGGATTCTTCTTGGAAGTATCAGTTCGACAAGTATAACAATGTATACCGTTGGGTACCATTGAACGGTGATATTGCTGGTCTTTGCGTAAGAACAGACTTTGAACGTGATCCATGGTACTCACCAGCAGGATTTAATCGTGGTCAACTTAAAAATATTGTTAAGTTGTCTTTCAATCCAGACAAGACAGACCGCGACGAACTATACAAGAACGGTATTAATCCTATCGTTACATTCCGTGGCGAAGGAACTGTTCTTTACGGCGACAAGACAATGTTGAGTAAACCATCAGCATTTGATCGTATCAACGTTCGCCGTCTCTTCATTGTTCTCGAAAAGGCAATTGCCCGTGCTGCTAAGTACAGCTTGTTTGAGTTCAACGATGAGTTTACACGCGCACAGTTTGTTGCTCTAATTGAACCATACCTACGCGATGTACAGGGTCGTCGTGGTATCTTTGACTTCCGTGTAGTTTGCGACGAAACAAACAATACTCCTGAAGTAATCGACCGTAACGAATTTGTTGGCGACATTTACATCAAGCCAGCTAGAAGCATCAACTTTATCCAGTTGAACTTTATAGCTGTAAGAACTGGTGTAGCCTTCGAAGAAGTTGTTGGCCGCTTCTAATCATTGATGCATAATAAATATTCAAAAGGAGTAAATTAAAATGGCTTCATTTAACGTACAAGAATTCAGATCACAGATGACAGGTGACGGCGCCCGCCCAAACCTGTTCAACTGCGAACTACCTTTTCTTGGCAATCTTCTCGGCACAGCAGGTATTAAGTATAACTTCATGTGTCGCGCCGCTCAGTTGCCTGGTTCCACAGTAAATATGGTACCAGTTAACTACTTTGGTCGTGAACTTAAGTTCTCTGGTAATCGTCAGTTTACCGAATGGACAGTAACCATCATCAACGACGAAGATTTCGTAGTACGCAATGCTATGGAACTTTGGATGAGCAGACTTAACTCTCACGTATCAAACCTTCGTTCTTCCAACTATGTAAGCCCATCACAGTATCAGCAAGATGGTCTAGTAACGCAGTTTGGTAAAGCAGATGAAATCCTAAAGGTATATAAGTTTGTTGGTATGTTCCCAATTGATGTTTCACCAATCGAACTAGATTGGGGTGCAAATGATACAATCGAAGAATATGCTGTAACATTTGCTTATCAGTGGTGGGAGTCTGATACAACAGATAGTAATCTATCTAATGGTTCTCCTGGCATTCAACCTCGCAGAAGCAATCCTGTAGGTTCTGCTTAATATATAAGAAGAGGGGAGAGTTTTTCTCTCCCCTTATCTTCATTGGAGGTAATTGGTGGTACAACTTTTTGGCTTTGAAATTTCACGTAAAAAAACGAAGCAAGACAATGCTTCTCCAGACGAAACTAATAAAACATTCGCATTACCGCAGAATGACGATGGTGCTGTAACCATTCAATCAGGTGCTTATTATGGCACCTATGTTGATTTGGACGGTGTAGTCAGAAACGAAATTGAGCTTATTACTCGTTATCGTGAAATGTCAATGCAACCAGAATTGGAAACGGCCATTGATGAAATTGTCAATGAGGCCATTGTTAACACAGCTAAAGATAAAGCTGTGGAAATTAATATGGATGATTTGAAGCAGCCAGAGTCGGTAAAGAAAAAAATCAGAGACGAATTTGATGTTGCTTTAAAACTACTAAACTTTGGTAATATGGGTCATGAAATATTCCGTCGTTGGTATGTTGACGGTCGTATGTTTTATCACGTTATCATTGATGAAAATCGTGCTGCGGAAGGTATTCTAGAACTTAGATACATTGATCCTCGTCGTATTCGCAAGATCCGCGAAATTCAAAAGACAAAAGATCCTCGTACAACTATTGATGTTATCAAAAAGGTAAATGAATATTACCTCTATAATGAAAGAGGAATTATTGGCGCTCATTCTAACTTGGGTGCAAAGATTGCCGTAGACGCAATCATTAATGTCAATTCGGGTCTAATGGATAGCAAGAGAGCGATGGTTCTCTCGTATCTTCA